ATGTTAGCAGTAGATGCAACGTTGAGAACCGTGTCAGCAAGCTGCACAGCGGCAGTAAGCAACAACGATGGAAACAGCATGGTCTTGCTGTAGTAGCCATGCTCGATCTGAGCAGCAGACTCTTCTTTCAAGAGTGCTGTCAATCCGAACAGTGGAGCTGAGCCGTTAGGCATCAGTCGTGTGATCATTGCGGCGTAAGATTTCTTAGCCAGATCTTGCGGAATTACCGCAGTATTAAATACACCAACAGGCATGGTATTCTCCTAGAGTTGCGAAAGTTGCAAAAGTTGTGATTAGATGGTAGCGCTGAATAAGCCTTCCACACTGTAACGTGGGAAAGAGGTCAGTGCTGGTGCACCAGTAGCAGTGGCGTTAGCGTTCAACGTGAATGTGCGATTATTCAAGTTAATACTGGTAACAAAGGCGTTGGCAGGAATGCCAGTACCAGTAACACCTTGACCGACCCGAAGCACCGAAATTGCAATGGGATCAAGACCAGTTACGAGGTTCGAGGCGTTGGTAGTAACTGCGTTGAACGCTTGCCGAATACCGTCACCAAGAATGGTAATAAGGTACTGACGAACAGACGAAAGTGCCATGTTGACGTTAGCGCCAAGTACGCAACCTTCTCCAGCAGTTGGAGTGTCCGTGAAGGCAACAGAGTTACGCTTGGTGAGGCGGAAACTGTCACCAACGCCGAACGACGGGTTAGCTAGCAGCAACTGGTCAGCAGTTGGGAATATATCAGCGTAGTTACCTGTGGGGCCAGTGCGGTTGATGAAACCACTGGTAAGTTGCGGAGCGGTGATAGTATGGTTACCTACCGTAGTGATGTTGGTGACGACAATCTGATCAAGGACGCCATCACCGGGACCTTGGGCACGTACATCATTGCCTCCAAAGTCTATGCGAGCACGAATAAAAGACATAAGAATCTCCTAAAAGATTAAGAAAGAAACAAAGGATTTATGTTAAAACATTAGGCCCAAGTAGACCAATCAGTTTCACCCGCTTTGACAGCAGCCTGTTGCTGGCGATTTTCTGGTAGATTCTCCACAACTGCTTGGGAGAAACCTGTGAGGAAACCAGCAATTTGCTTATTGATGTCAGCAGCAGAGGCGGTTGGGTCTTTTGCCATTGCCATCTTCTTGAGAGAAGCTACAAGTGGCTGAGCCGCAGGATGTGCGAATACAGGATTCAGATCTTCTTGATCTTGCAGCTGTACTGATTTGATGTGAGTTGGTAGTGAGCTGGTAACACGCTGATTGTTAGCAACTACTGCTTGGTTGATTAGCTGACCGTTAGACATTGTCATGCCAACGACAGCTTGACGGATACCTAAGTTAAGAGCTTCTGCAAAAGCAGCAGCATCTCCACCTAATGCTTTTTGAATTGTCTCGGCAGGGATTCCAGTAGTGAAATCCATGCGACTGGCAGATTCTGTGATCTTGGTAGGATCAAAGTTGAAAATTGGTTGTCCCAGTGGGTCAGCACTAGGAGCGATGGGTTTGCCATCAGCGTTAGTAGCACTTTGCCACAAAGCAGCGTATTGGTCCAGTGGGGAAGCAGGAGCTGCTGGAGGTGTAGGAATAGTAGGAGCTGCTGGCGCAGGAGCAGGTGCTTGCTGTCCTGCTAGTGGTGTTGCAGGAGGTATACCAGTATTTCCAGCATTCACAGGAGTGCCAGAAGATGATGGGAAGATAGAAGAAAGAAAGGACATGATTTACTCCAAGGGTGGTGTGGTTACTGATCGCCGCTTGCAAGTTGGGAGTATGCATTGCTGCACTCTGACAGCAGTGAGATAAGAGTCTCACGCTGAGATTGCATAAACACAAATCCCGACAGTTGCCTGAATAGCTCGTTCTGATCTCCGAGAGTAAAGCGCGTAGTTGCCAACTGATCAGTTAGGCGCGCTATCTCGTTCTCAAAACGTGCAATGGTTTCAGGAGACAGGAGATTAGCTCTAATCTCTTGCTCCGGTGTTAAGATGTTAGCTTTGTAAAGCTGCGAGAAATCTTGTTGAATGTTAGCCATTATTGCTCTCCGGAAGGTTTAGCGGCAGGTGCAGCTCCGGGACCAGCAGCTTGTGATGCTAAGCCCATTTGTTGCATGTATTGTGCTTTCTGTTCGTCGTTCCGTTTGAAACTGTTAAGCCAGTTGGCACCCTTCAGCTTCATAGAATATACGAACATGCCCATAAGATCGTACTCCACTCCAAGCATTGGTAGTGCTTGCGCACCTTGGAATAGCATTCCCATAGTCTCACCACTCATCATCTTATCGGACGGCAGATAACCATCAGAAAGAGCGAATGACATGTTAGCTTTGCGAAGAACTTCCGGATCAATTGGTACCTCCTCTTTGGTGTCACTGTTAGTGAGATTGATAGCAGGCTGATACTGGAGGACGTTGCTCTTGATAATCTCTTTGATTGGAACAAAGAAAGAATACTCTAAACCCAGTGCCATCATGCGATTGCGAGAGCCTGCATTACTCATGACAGTTTCAAACTCACTGCGAGTCTTATTTCCTTTTTGGAACTGACCCTGTGACACGCGATTCTGGCCGTTTGTGATATCTCCCATTTGGGCGATTGTCTGCGATAGATTTACAATCTCAGCAACACCATCATCACGATAGGGAACTTGGTAAATTGCTTCTGCCAAAGTTTTACCATAGGCAGAATTCTTTACTGGGATGCGAGCAACACTAGAGACTTGATCAATATCCTTCTTATTAATGCGAGAAGGATCATAGAACATGCGATCGTAAACCTTACGACGCTGTGATTCAAGTGCAGAGTTCATAAGTGAGGATGCTACTTCCTGCGTAGGAGTTACATTCTCAGCAAAAGATTTAGACTGCCATTCCATGCCATCTGCTGATGGTTTGCAGACTACGATTGGCAGGTAATTGTGGGCATTGGTTTGGCGCTCAGCAAAGATAACTACTTGACGGTTGATAATAATGAATTTCCAAATCTGCACATGGTTGCGATTCTTGCCGCGAATGGCGAAATCTGACGGGAGAATGCGAGCATACAGAACTGTCCATTCGTAAGCATTCTTGTAAGCAATCCCAGTTCCTTCTGTTGCTGCCAGTCCTGCCCATTGCATCCAGTCATGAGCTTGGCGGTCACCAGTAGGAAGGAGAGCACCGGGATTTATGCTGGGCATAAAAGTAGCAGCAGTGCGGTCTGTATCATTGGCGTTTGCAGGACCAGCAGATTCCAATGCTTTCCGAAAGTTCATGGTGCCGAGAGCGGGCAAATCTTCCATGCGTTTCTTGGTAGCAATACGCGACAGGATTTCTGTGTAGGATGCATACTCCCCATCAGTATGATTCTTTTCTGGGGAGACGCGAGTATCCAACACCACGTTGTACATATTAAGACGCTTGAGATAATTCCCAGCGTAGTATGTTTCTGTGGGAGTTCCTTCTTGTAGGTTGTTTTGCTGAGGTGTGGTGACTGAGAATAGTTTACGGTTTTCCCATACTACCTCAACTGCACCAACATCATATTTCAGACCGTCTCGCATTGTTTGTAAAAGTTCGAGGGGCCACCCACAGCGAGTAGAATTCTCACCAATGATGGTATCCATCATGGTCATAGCATCTTGCTGCTCTGGCGGCGCAACAGTGCCAAAAATAGGGTAGCCTGATAGAAACACTTCTTGCAGATATGCAAGTGCCGTCTCCACGTGCGGCATCACTACTGGGACTGTGATGTTTTGAATCTTGGTAGGATCACCAGACTGGTTAGCAGCTTGTGCTTTCCGCTGTGTCAGGGAGTTATCATTTTCACGATAATATGCTTTATCTCGCACTTCCATCTGACTGCGAATGTTATAAGTTGTATTGTAGGCGTTCAGCGCAGAACTGAGGTAGTGAACTACCCGTTCTTGCGACTCCTCAGATATAACTAGCGGAAGTGTGGGTGCTGACATGTTGTGTTCCTAGGTCAAAATGGTAATGCGAGAGTACCAGTATGGGACGATTCTGGCATCATATCCTCTACAGTATCTGAAATCAATAGAGGCATCCAATCAGGATAGATTTCCATTGCTTTGTAGATGTATGCTATTAAGTCTAAGATCTCATCTTTGTTGTTAGTCTTGAGTGGGTTCCACTGAGTGATCTGATAGACTACAGCAGATCGCACAGATTTATGCAGTAGGATCTTTCCGGAGAGTAGCAGTTTCAGACCATCGCGGATGCGTGCATTCTTCTGCATGCCACCAGTAGTGATCTCACCTACGTTAATTCCAGTAACTCCAAGCTGCTCGTAAACTTGATTGAACCAGAAGATCAAAGTAGCTTGGTATGCTCCACCCTCACAGATGATAAGCTGCATGTTATATTTAACAGCCATGAAGGTTGCTTGTTGGATTGTCTGGCCCGGATCAAGTTTCTTACTTATAACTTCTCGCATCACTGGGATGCCATCATAGATTAGGAACGCCCCAATACCAAGATCATCACCTTTCTTTTTACCAAGGGATGGGTCAATGATAATGCAACCACCTTGCGCTACTACATGATCTAGGTGATCTGGGCAGCTAGGAATCTTGGAGACATCAATGCCGGAGACAGTTCCAGAATCCTCATCATTCATTACTTCTGAGAAGAAGATCTCAGGATGCCCCATTTCTGTGTCGGAGCGTAGTTCTCCTAGCAGGTCGTCAAGTGATCGGTGTTCTGGCCACAGGCTGTTTCCATCTGCTAGGATTGCACCAGTAATGAAGGAGACCCACTCAGGGCTGTGTTTCAGTTGTCGGAGAATGCTTCCTTCGAAGGGATACATGTTACCAACAAAGATGAAGATACATCTGTGAGGGTGGCATGCTTTCATCAGTGTTCCTAGCATCCAGATCTTGAGCTGCTTTGCTACTTCTGGATTTGCTGCTTCGTCTCTGTTTTGCATGTCATCCATGATGACAACATCAGGACGCACGAATTTCAGGTTAAGACCGCGAAGCGAACTGCCAGCCCCAAGTGCGGCCAGAACAATATCACGACCACGGAAGGAGAACTTCTTAAATGCTAAGGTGTCTTGGTCGCAGCTTGCATTCCAACTCCCAAAGATGTTGCGAATGTTCGTGTTATTGAGCATGTCAGTAACATCAGAGAGAAAGTTCTCTGCTAGCTTTGCAGTGTTGCAGACTACTAGAATGAAGCGGCGATCAGAAAAGAGAATGAGCCAAGTGACGTAGAGTTTCAGGACTACAGTTTTGGAGAATCCACGAGGAATTCCAAGTGCGTATTTTGGTTTCCCTTTCTTTTCCAATGCTTCTGTGCAGATCAGATTCCAGATTGCATGGAAGAGTGGAGGATATCCGTACTCATAGATTTCTGTGAGAATCAGAGATGCCAGGAAATCTAGGTTAGATTGAGCAAGGGCACTGATAGATGCACGGTCGGAGGAGACGTCTAGGAGTTGTGAGGCTTCTGCCAGTTCAGCAATCAGCGCAGCTCTGCTGGGATCGTTGGGATGAGGATTAGCAGTTGCATGGAACTCCTCAGCAACAGATTGGTTGCCAAGCAGACTATCATTTTCCGAAGTTTCCGAGAACATCACAGAACTCTCATCACTCCACCAATCATGGTAGCTGGTCGATTCTGAATGTTATCAAGGAGTGCCTCGGCCGCAGCTGTATCTGCTACTTTTGCTTTTGCTTTAATTTCTGTTGCTAGGATCTTGCGATCTTCTGAAAGTGCTGGTAGAGATTTCGATGGTAGTGTTGCCATGCTTCTTCCTGCGATTTCAATTACTTGATTCTGTGAGTTCATTTGAATGTGCACCGCTGCTGCTTTTGGTAAGACCAGTGTTACTTGCTGAGCACCCAGCGATTCTGGGCGCGAGTTAGTTGCAGGAGCAGCGTGCCGGTTTGCATTGTTGAGAGTTTGGAAGATCTTGGCGGCCTCCATAGCTGTCCGTACAAATGGCAGTTTTGCTTCCAGTACTGCCAGAGATTTCTTTTCGAGAGCTCCAATAGAGTCATCATGCTCGATGGCTGCTTCTAGTTTCTGGATACTGCGATCTGCTAGTGCTTGGATGAATGCAGGATCTTCTAAGATCTGAGATACTCGCCCGTCGGAGATTCCACAGGCAAGGGCCGCCGCACTCTGAGATACTCCTGCCGCCAGGAAACCTAGCAGTTTCTCTTGCACTGGATCTAGTAGTTCTGCGTTCATATCAGGCTGACGTAGGAGTGAATGTGAGGGAGAGTGTATCAGGGAACGGTACTGGTAGGAACAGGGGAAGGTGTTTGGAAATTTTTAGAAATAGTAGAAGTCGTTTATAGGTAATAAGAAGAACCCAGCCGTAAAAAAGCCCCACCCGGTATAGGGCGAGGCTGATTATTAGTGAGTATGTGCTTACTTAGCAGTTAGCCATTTTCTGTAGCGCATTACAGTGCATCACAGATCATCCATACTAACAGTAGTCGCTGCTGTCTTAGCGCTAAGTGCCTTAGAGATATGCGCCAATCGTTGGATTAGCTCGCTAGCTAGCGGTGTATCTGAGTCGTCTGCGAGTAGGGTTATCAGCTTGTCTGCGTCGCTTGGGAGTTTCAAGCCGTGATTCTTAGCTGCAAGGGTTGCTAGGCGATTACCCACAAAATCAGTAAAGCCCTTACCCTTGAGGGCCATGACAGTGAATAGCTTACTAGTGGGGAACCATGCCTCTACTTGCTCACGTTCAAAGGTAATAGAGCCGCGACTGCTACTAGTGTCATTAGACC